AAACAGGGGTACATCAAAGTTATCGTCGATGGCACATACTATTCAGCCCACCGGATTGTGTGGCTGATTTGCTTTGGAGAATACCCCGCGTATCCCGCATACGAGATTGACCATATCAATGGCGATCGGTCAGACAACCGCATAGCCAATCTCCGGAAAGTCACGAAAAGCGACAATCAGAGAAATGCCGGGAAGCGCGTAAACAACACTTCTGGCGTCCATGGTGTGAACTGGAAGCCCAGATACAATTCAATCCCCGGCGACGGACGATGGGTAGCGCGCATCTGGAACGGACCGCGCCATATCTATCTTGGTCAGTTCAGAAGTCTTCGGGAAGCGGAGATTGCTCGCAAGGCGGCAGAGCGCGTTTTGGGGGTGACAGGGACTGATAGAGAGCCAATCGACCATAAGAAGCACGCGCTCAGGCAGCGGGGGCTTCGCTGATGGCCCGCCTCACCAAGTCTGAAAGAAACGAGATCATCGCAGCCTACAGGGCCGGGGGAAACTCGGCCGACATAGGCCGCAAGTACGGGGTCAACCCGGGCTATGTCCGCAAGCTTGCAGCGAGGAACGGGGTAGCGCCGCGTCAGATCGTCGGCCCCAAGCCGCGTCCGCCAAGGCCAAAACCGAAACGCATTGCAAAGCCGACGCAGGCGACAGACCCCCACGCCATCGGCTCCGGCCGCCGGAACGCCTCCGGTTATCTCAGGCTGATGTGAGGCAAAGAAAAACCGCCACCGAATAACCCCGGCAGCGGCTCCAAATCAGTCCCGAACTATCCAATGCCGCACATAGCACAACAGGCGGCGAAACTCAAAAAAGGGACTGTGGATGGGCAAGGCAAGGACGAAGGCGGATAAACTCCGGAGCAGAAGGGGCAGGCCAAAGCTGCCTCAAACCGAGCGAGAGCCGAACGGGCGCAAATCCCGTCGTCAAGCATCGGTGCAGAAATTCAATCATGACACGGAGATCGGCAATTTGAGCGTAGCAGTGGCGCGGCGCGTGCGGGAATATGGCCTGAAGGATACTCGCCTCAAGGGCGGCAAGATACTTACTGCCGAGGAGCAGGCGGCGGACCCTCGGCGCGGATATGCGCTAGGCCTGCTCTATCTGGACGGCAGGGTCACGGAGGACCAGCACGACGCCGGGCTGCGCTATGCCGAGGATATGGCGCGCTACTACGGCCTGACCGGCGTTACGTTCCCGAGCGCCAGGGCTCAAAACATCTTCGCTGTTCGCGGTGATGACGGGGATGTCTCCGAAGGCCGCGCGACGGCCGCTGCTGCCGCGCGATCCAAAATGACCAAGCTTCGCGCGACGCTTCTTGACGTGGGCGACATCGATACGGGCCGGCGCGTCTGGCACGCGGTGATGGAGGTCGCGGTCATGGACAATCAGGCCTGCCGCACCTGGCCCGATCACATGATCGGCTACCTCCGGCGCGGGCTGAACAGGCTCTCCGATTTCTACGGAGGGAAGTCCGTTGGCTGAGCGAACGTTTCCGATTGAACAATTCTATCTGTCGGGGAGGTCTCAGAAAGGGCCGGTTGCGACGTGCCGCAAATGCGGAGTGAAAGAATACTTCCCGCGATCAGGCGGCATGATTACCGCGCAGAAGTTCTTTCAGAACAAGGGCTGGGAACTGGGCCGAAGCCATCACATGGACGTTTGCCCTTCGTGCCTAAAACCCGTGCGAAAACACAATCCGAAGCCAAAGGTTGAATCCAGCGATGAGGACGACATGGCCTACAAGAGGTTCGTTCCGAACATGAGCGTTTCCGGCACATCTGACAATTCAAAAGCTGACGCTCCGCGCGTCATGACCCGCGATGAGCGGCTTATCACCATGGACAAGATTCGTGATGTTCATGACGGTGATAGCTACTCGTCGGGGTGGTCGGATCGAAGGGTATCAGAGGATCTTGGTATCCCTCGGGCTTGGGTTGAGGACATCCGAGAGAATGTCCTAATGTTCAAAGGGGCAGGCGACGGCGCTTGGGAGAAACTTCTTTTCGAGGAGATCGTGCCATTCCGCAACCAGCTCGACGACATGTCCAAGAGATTGATCGAACAGCAGGGGCAGGTTGACGCCTTTCGAGCGAAGTTGGTGGAGTTGGAGCGTCGCGGAGAAAAGGCGGTTTCCCGATGAGCCGGTCAACGCATCCCGATATTGATCTCGTGAGAGCGATGATGCTCACCATTGAGAACATGCCCTCCGAAATTTCGGAGATTCTCGGAACAAGTACCGTAAGCTTGCTCTCGGGTGACCGGAATTTTCGCTCCGTGATTATGCCGCGAGACAGATACTATTGGGCGATGTTGACAATGCTCAATGGAGCGTCAGAGCGGCGAGTAGATCAGAGTGACGGCACGTCTTGGCTTGAGTTCATCAAGCAATCAAAAGCGCTATCTGATGTCGCCCCGGCTGCTGAAATCAATGGTGGAGTTCTACGTGACATCCTCTTTCGAAACGGTGCGGGATGGGGATAGGCTGGGGAGACGGTTGACAGGTTCAGCGAACCGGAATAACTGTCATCGTAAGTAACGTCGCGAACTGCGACATCAAGGCCTGCCAAGCGCGGGCCTTTTTGATTCTCACCATTCACCCGCCACTGCTGGAAACGAGCGCTTGTTTCGTTTGAGGGCTCGTAGTTCCCAAGGCCAGTCGAACCGTCCCGACCAAAAGCCAAGCCTTTTGCTCGCGGCAACCCGCTGAGCAGGCGCATATCTGTGGCGGGAATATTTAGGCCAGTCAAAACTCCATCCGTTGGCAACCATCCATTCGCCGACTTCGACGCCGGATACAGTCCAGCATACCGCTACAACACGGCCGTACCTGTCCGTATCAACCTGTCTGCATCTCGTAGGGCGTGACGCGGCAAGCAGCACATCAAGAGCCTCGGCGGCACGAACACCGCAGCGATAGAGTTTGCCGCCTGCATCACGGCATATCTGCCAGCTTTCAGGCGCGTCTATTCCGTGCAGCCTGATGGGGATTCCTTGGATAGCCAGGCTGTTACCATCAGTGACCGAGGCACGTCCCACAATCTCACCGGCATAAGCAGGCAGAGAGAGCATCAAGAGTGCCAGGAGGCTATGCATACGGCTCTAGGCGGTGGAGCAGGGAAATCGCTTCGCCCCCAACTCGGAAGGCGAGACCTTCTTCGAGCGCGTGCGCGGGTATTGAAAACCGGAGACCGGCGTTCTCCTCACTGCTGCCAGCCGTCAGTGGACTAGCCTCTGATCGAGATGGAAGACATCACCGTGGGCCGGTTTCCGGCGCCTTCGGGCGGACCATATGCGCCACGGTCAATCAGGGGAATACGGCGATCAAAACCGCAAGCGCTCATCCGCGGACGAGCGACAGGCAATACAAGGGCAGCGGTGCGTCCGCTGGGCGATGATATGCCAGCAGGCAGGCCAACAGATTATTCCGTCGCGATTGCAGACGAGTTTTGCCGGCGCGTCGCGGGAGGGCGCTCTGTTCTCGCTGTTTGCGGCGATACCGACATGCCTTCTGACACCACCGTTTACCGATGGCGTCAGGAAAAGCCCGAATTTCGGGACAAATTAACATGCGCGAGGGACGACCGGCTTGAAGCGTACGCCGATCGCATGGACGCACTGGCGCGTCGGGTGATCGAAGACGTTGATCTTGACCCGCAGAGAGTGAACGCCGCGGTGAATGCCATTGACAAAGCAGCCAGGCTCCAGGCGCCGAAGCAGCGGATTGAAATTGGCGGTCCCAACGGCGGTCCTATCGAAATGCGCGAAGTCTCCGATCTGGACCGCGCCAAGGCCATGGCGTTTCTCGCGTCGAAGGCCAAGCGAGAAGTATCCGGTAAGGCCTGAGCCCTGTGGACGGGTTTGCTGACCTGAAAGCGCTTCTGGCTGAGATGTCGCCAGAGGATAAGGCGAACCTCGACAAGACGCTTGAAAAGGAGCTGGCGCAAAAGTGGCTGCCGCAACCGGGGCCGCAGACTGAGGCTTTCTTTTCCGATGCCGATCTCCTGCTCTACGGCGGCGCGGCGGGCGGCGGCAAATCCGACCTTCTGTGCGGCCTTGCGCTGACGCAGCATCGTCGTTCGGTTATTTTCCGCCGGCAATCGACCGATCTGGAGGGCTTCTGGGACCGCCTGCTCGAAATCAGCCCGAGCAACGCCAAGTCGGACAGCAACAAGAAGCGCCTCGTTACAGACGACAACCGGCTGATTGAGTGCGGGCATCTGGAGAACCCCGGCTCCGAACTGTCATGGCAAGGAAGGCCCCACGATTTCATCGGCTTTGACGAGGGGGCGCAGCTTACCGCGTACAAGGTCAACTTCGTGCTGGGTTGGCTCCGGTCTGCCGATGGATTGCGATGCAGAGCAGTAATTGGGTCCAACCCGCCGATCGGCGGCGACGGTCAATGGCTTGTCGAGTGGTTCGCGCCCTGGCTTGATCCGGCATTCCCGAACCCTGCGGAGCCCGGTGAACTGCGGTGGGCGATCACGGTAGGTGACAGAAGCGAAATCCGCACCGTATGGGTGGACGGCCCTGGTAAGCATGTAATCGATGGCGTCGAGTACGAGGCACTATCGCGCACGTTTATCCCGT